AGTTCGGCAAATACGTTCTTCTGCGCCCTGCCCGAGGTCCGCACTTGTTTGTTCATCGCCCAGCCCTCATTCTACCTCTCGCCCAGCTTAGCACAGCTTGCCCAGCTCCGCAAGGCCCGCTAAGCGGTATGGGCGTTTAATCGGGTTAAAGAGCCATACGACCACCCCAAACCCCCCATGACGCCTCCGCAAGCTTTGCGTGTAGGGGCGCGCAGATGCATTAGGGGGAATGAAGGGGGAGGCACATAGCGTCATGGGCTAGGGCGAGGTGGAAGGGGCATCGCCCATGGGGGCGGGATGGTGGCGCGGGGCAATGTGGGGGCGTGATGGGGCGGGATGCCTTGTTCCACGCGATGGGGCGGGCGTTTCACGGGCGTTGGGCCTTTGGGCGGGGGATTGCCGCCCAGTAAGCCAAAGGCCCCTTAGCGGTGATCCTATGAAGCGCGCCCATACCAGCGCCCCCCACCAAATGCAAAAGCCCGCCCAAGGTTTCCCAAGGGCGGGCCAGCGTCTTGCACAAGCGTGTGGCTTAGGCAAACATATCCCCGAACAAATCGTCAAGGCTTTCTTCCGGCATTTCCGCCACAAGCTCGGCTTGCCGGGCCAATTCTTCCCGCGCCTTGCTTGCATAGTCAGTCTTGCCCCCCGCAAGCTGGCTTGCGATAAACTTCATGACCGTTTCGTCATTCCACGAAACAAGCCCGGCCTTGCTTTCGGTGAAGAAGCTGGCAATATTCCCGCCCAAGGCAAGCAGGTTCTTGAACGTCGGCTTGACGTTCCGCTTCTTGGCCTGCCCCTTGAAGATGGGCAGAAGGTCATCCTTGGCATAGTCAAGCGCCAGCGATTGTTCTTCTGTCCACTTCGTTGACGTTCCACCGCCCTCGCGGATTTGCCACTTCCCATCAAGCAAAGCTTGCTTGGCTTTTTCCATCAGGGCCAGTGTTTCCTGTTGAATGGTGGCTTGGTGCCGCTCGGCAAATTCTTCCAGCTCCGCCTTAAGCGGCTTGTATTCCTTGGGCTTGGCGCTCGTCGCCTTCCATACGTTCATGGTCGCGCCGCTTGCCGCATCGCTGATCTTCTGCTTGATCCCATGCAGCAGCACCTGCCGCAAGATGTCGTGCGGAATGTCCGCCACGTTGACGCTGGCGCTAACGCCGCGCGACTCCACTTCCATCGCAACAGCGTTGACGAGAAGGTTGAAAGATTGCATTTGTTTGGACTCCATAGGGAACGGAATTGTTCCACGAGCTTGCGCCGCAACGCAAGCCTAGCAACAATTACGCATCAAACTGGATAGTATATTCAACCCAATTTGTAGCGGCATTATCGGACAGATACCCAAGAAGCAAGCCAAGCTCGATCACTTCACAAGTGATCAGAACATTACCGCTTTCCGCGATGTTTGCCGCAAACTCCCCAAATGTGGCATTAGCGATGCCGTCGCATAGGTCAAGCTTTTGTTGAATGTCGCCGAAGTTTTGGATGGATACGAAAACTTTCATCGGGTGGGCTCCTTGGGTTTGGTTTTATTTGGACTCAATGCTTGGGCGTGCGTTGCCCTGCCGTCGCGGCGTTCCCTTCGTCACAAATTTTCCCCCGCTTGTCAAGCCCCTTCGTGCAGGTTCTGATCCCCTTTTCCGTTTTTCCATCCCTTGCCCCACAAGTGTCTCCCCCGCGCCACATGGGCAAAAGCTACCTCGAACCGCATTCGCCGGGGGTCGTTTCGCTGGTGCCGGGGGCTCACGCGCGGGGGGAGGGCCTTCCGGCAAATGCCACGATTTTGGAATGGTATGGCTCTTTAACCCGATTAAACGCCCATACCGCTTAGCGGGCCTTGCGGAGCTGGGCAAGCTGTGCTAAGCTGGGCGAGAGGTAGAATGAGGGCTGGGCGATGAACAAGCAAGTGCGGACCTCGGGCAGGGCGAAGAAGAACGTATTTGCCGAACTTGACCGGCTGCTCGGGGAAGATGATCTGGAAATGCTCTCGGAGGAGAGGGAGATCAAGGCGCCGCAGATCGTCGCACTGAGAGAGCGCCATCATGCGATCGCGAGGCTGATTGCCGAGGGAAAGAAGCCTGGCGAGGCCGCGTTGCTTTGCCGCTATTCCCAAAGTCGAGTCAGCATCCTCCTCGACGATCCGGCGTTTATGGAGCTCGTTGAGCACTACCGGGGGCTGGTGAACGAAGAGTTCGTGGACTTCCAGAAGAAGCTGGCCGAGCTTGGACTTGACGCCGCCATGCTGTTGCAGGAACGGATGGAAGATAAGCCGGACGAGCTTAGCGACTCATTGCTGCTGCAACTCGTCCAGGTAAGTGCCGACCGCACGGGGCACGGCCCAAGTGCAAAGAGTGAGATCAACATCAAGATCGGCCTCGCGGACCGGCTCAACCAAGCCCGGCAACGCAGCCTTTCCGTAATGAAAGACATTACCCCACTCGACGGCCAGTCGGCCTAAGGAGCTTTGCATTGCAAGAGAGTGATCTGCAAGGGCTGATGGACTGGCTTGCCGAAGTCCGCAATGACCCCTACGCTTTCGTGATGGGGGCTTACCACTGGGGGAGTGGTGAGCTCGCGAAGTATGACGGGCCGGATGAGTGGGCGGCGGAGCTGCTTTGCCGCATCCGAGACGGGGTAACCTCCGTTGACGAGGCCATTGCAGAGGCTCACGCCACCGGTGGTGAAAGCGACTGCAAACCTATCATGGAAGGGACAACCTCCGGCCACGGCATCGGCAAATCCGCCTTTGTCGCTTGGGTTATCGACTGGGCTCAGTCCACCGAGGTCGATTGCAAGGGCGTTGTAACCGCCAACACCGAGACGCAGCTGAAGACGAAGACTTGGGCCGAGCTTGCCAAATGGCACCGCCTTTCCATCACCGCTGACCTCTTCCGAATGACGGCGACTGCAAGGTTCTCCATCGACCCGAGACATGAGAAGACTTGGCGCATCGACATGGTTGCGTGGAGTGAAAAGAACACGGAGGCCTTCGCCGGGCTGCACAACAACGGCAAGCGCATCCTCATCATCTTCGACGAGGCCTCCGCCATCCCCGATGTGATCTGGGAGGTGACCGAGGGGGCCTTGACCGATAAAGACACTCAAATCATCTGGCTCGTCTTCGGCAACCCAACGAAGAACACCGGGCGTTTTCGCGAGTGCTTTCCGGGCGGACGTTTCGCCCACCGCTGGAACACCCGGGCGATCGACTCCCGTACAGTTAAGATCAGCAATAAAGCCCAACTTCAGGCCTGGGTCGACGATTACGGCGAGGACCACGACTTCGTTCGAGTCCGCGTTCGCGGCGTCTTTCCTCGCGTTGATGCAACCTCCTTCATCCCCTTCGACGATGTGCGTGAGGCCCAGCTACGCACCCCGGAAGGCCAAGAGCATCTCCCCATCATCGGCGGACTCGACGTAGCTCGCCTCGGCCCGGATAGCTCAGTGCTGTGCCCCCGGCAGGGGCGCGACGCAAAATCCCACGCATGGCCTCGGATTGACAAGGCCAACACAGTCGAGCTAACCCGCTGGGCCTTCGAGCAATACATGCGCCTTAACCTCTCCGCCATCATTGTTGACGTAGGTGGAGTTGGCGGTGGCGTCTACGACCAACTGCAGCTTACCGGGGTAAACGTCTACGCCTGCGACTTCTCTTCTCGCCCGGACAACGACTCCCAGGAGCGCTACCTCAACAAGAGAGCGGAAATATATGGGCGGATGCGGGACTGGGTTAAAAAGGGCGGATGCCTCCCGGCTGACGATGCGAAACTCGGGGAAGGCAAAGGCCTCTCCAGCCAGCTAACCGCCCCAACCTACACCTACTCCGGAGACGTGAAACTCCAGCTCGAGTCGAAGAAAGACATTCGCCGCCGCCTCGGCCTAAGCCCAGATGACGCCGACGCCCTCGCCATTACCTTTTCCGAACCTTGGCTCGAGGAGGCCTACACACTTCCTCTTGACAAGGAAGAAGCTTCGCGCTATGATGAGGCCAACCCTTACTCCACCGTAACCAAGTCAACCTTCCGCCCAATGTGAGGCTCGAGATGCTCGGATCGCCAAAAATACCAAAGCCCAATCTCCCCTACACCTCACAGGTGGCAAGCTTCGCTAAGGATCAAGGGGCGCGCAGTGCCCTTACCTCCGCCATCGGTTCCGGTGGATTTGGCAAGCCTTCCGCTCCCCCATCCGCCGTTACTCCGGCAAGCATCGCCGCACAGAGGCAAGGGGGCCGCCAGTCAATGGTGATCTCTCGTGCCGCACTTCTCGGGGGGCAGTGATGGAACAAATATCCTCCCTCCAGCGCCACCGTGACAAAGCCCGCGTCGCCCTTGCCGAGCGGGATCAGTGGAAAGATATGTGGGTCAGCCTCAACGAGGCCTTCTTCCCCTTCATCTACTCATCCTTGCGCGGCACCACCTCCCTCACCGGGGCCGCCATCCGTAACACAAAGATGCTCGACGGAGCTCCGGCAAACGCCCTTCTCATCCTCGCAGCCGGTTTCTATAACGGCGTCACCTCCCCCGCCCGGAAGTGGCTTAACGTAAAGAAGCCGGGAACCGAGCCCTATTCCGACCCGAAGCCGAACGAGGGCATCGCCCATTCGCAAGTGCGGACGAAAATCCTCGAGGTCCTCGCCGGGACCAACTATTACGACTCCCGCGCCGTGCAGGTATACGATGCCTGCGGCCTTGGTACCGGGGCACTGCTTTGCTACGAGGACAAAGATGTCGTCTGCAAATTCACCGTTTGCCCGCCCGGCTCCTTCGCCCTAATCACCGATAGGGAGAACATGATCCGCACGTTCGCGCGCGAGTTCAAGATGACGGCGACGGACCTCCTCGAGGAGTTCGGCAAAGACGCCCTTCCGATCTCCATCGTCGAGAAGGCGAAACAGGGCGGTGCCCAAGCCCGCACCGAGTATATCATCACGCATATTGTGGAGGAGAACCCGAAGGATGGCGTCATCGCCGCCTCCACACCCTTCCGTGAGGTATTCTTCCTCTCCGGGCGTATAAGCGGCGCACCGGATTATCTGGCCAAGCGCCCCCTCTACGAGTGGCCCGCCGCCGTTTTCCGTTGGTTCTGCCCAGACAACTCGACCTACGGCATCCCGCCAACGCTCTATTGCCTCGGCAAAGCCGTGCAGTTGCAGAACCTCGAGTATAAGGGCGACCAAGGCCTCGACAAAATGCTGTCCCCGCCGTTGCTCGCCTCGCACCAGCTGAAGAACAAACCGAAGGCATTCTCGGCCAACGGCATCACCTACACCTCCGACGTGAGTGCCAATGCCGGTGCCCGTCCCGTCTACCAAATCAACGTTCCGTTCCAGGAAATTGAAGTCAAGCGCCAACGCATCGTCTCCTCAATCGAGGACGCCCTCTTCAATCCCCTCTTCAACATGGTGTCGCAACTCGACACCGTGCGTAGCGCGACGGAAATCGACGCACGGCGAGAAGAGAAACTCGCCCTCCTTGGCCCGGTCCTTCACCGCAGTTACCTCGAAGACATCGGGGTTGTCGTTAAGC